GGAAAAAATTCTTCCTCATAAAATTCAATTTCCAAATAGACCAAGATATATTGGAATGGATATTGGAATTAAGAACGATTCTTTTGGTTTAAGCATGGGATATATTGAAGAAATTAAGTTTAGAAAGAAACTGTTTTTTAATGAAGTTAGTCAACAAGAAGAAGAAGTTATTGAAAGAGTTCCATTCATTAAATTAGAAATGCACTTAAAAATTTATCCAGAAAGAGAAATAGGAGAAATAGAATTATCCAGAGTTAGATTTTTAATATTTAAATTAAGAAAAGTTGGTTATAAAATAAAATATGCTTCTGCTGATGGATTTCAATCAAAAGACATGGAACAGATATTAAAAAGAAATGGAATACAATTTGATTATATTTCTATGGATAAAACTCTTGATCCTTATGAAACTTTTAGAAGTGCCGTTTATGATGGAAGAGTAAAAAGTATTTATCATCCTATTTTAGAAGAAGAAATTATTAGATTAGAAAAAAATTATGTTTTGAATAAAGTCGATCATCCTGTGCATTTTTCAAAAGATATTGCGGATAGTGCTGGCCAAGTAGTTTACAATTGCCATATAAATATGCGATACTCAGATGATAGTATGCTTCCAATTTCTTTACATGTTCAAGAAAATTCAAAAGAAGAAACATTAGAATCTATTATAAAATCATTTGAAACTTGGACAAAAGGACCAATACTTCCTATATTAAATCCAAATAAAAAGGACGAATAATATGACTTTATATGAAAAAGTTAAAACTGCAATTGTAAATCTTTTTAAGTTAGCACCATCAAAAACATACGTAGATCCAGATAATATTCCAAATAATTTAAATTCTCAATTTTGGCACGATTTAATTGAAGATCAATTACAAAGAAATGCAGAAGATAAAATTAAATACGAAGATTTTGATATTATGGATGCAGAGATTCCAGAAATTTCTGTTGCTCTTGATGTTATGACAGATTTTGTTGTTTATCCAGATAATGTAAATAAGAACATTATTTTTGAAGTTCGTTCTGCAACAGATGATAAAAAAGTAAATGCAAAAATCAAAGAAATTACAGAAAGAACAAGATTCCCATACGAATTTCATAGTATGGCTAGAGAGATGTGTAAATATGGGGATAATGTAGAAGAAATTCTTTTTAATAAATCAAGAAATCTTGTAATGGGATTTAAAAATGTTCCAATAGAATCTATTATTATTAATATGAAAAATGGAATTAAACAAGATTCTGAAATGATTAAACAAATGGGAAGCGATGCTAAACCAATTGCTACTTTGGATAGCAATGAAGCTTTCCATCTTTCATTGGGAACAGATAGACGAAGAAAGTTTATTTTCGGGAAAGGTGTTTCCAAAATTGAAAAGTCTCGTTTAATTTATAGACAATTACGGTTGATGGAAGAAGGAGTAATGATTAAACGGCTATCTACAGCAAATCAAAGTTTTGCAATTACAGTAGATACTGGAGATTTAATGGGAGAAGAAGTTTTTGCATATCTTGATAAATATCAAAAACGAATTTCTAGGCGAAAATATATAGATAATACAACTGGAAGATTGAGTTATAAAATTAATCCACTTTCAGCACTTGAAGATATTTTAATTCCAACTAGACAGGGGTCTGGTGGTGGAAATATTACAGCACTCAATAATAATGATGTTGGAAAAAATATAGAGGACCTAGAGTATTTTCAAAATAAATTAATATATTCTACAGAAGTTCCAAAGCTTCTTCTTGGAAAAGACGAAGATGTAAATTCTAAATCATCTTCGGATATACAATATATTTCTTTTTTGAGATGTATAAGAAGAATTCAAACATTATCAGAACCAGAAATTATTAGGTTTTATCAAAATGCGTTAGCATGTGAAGGAATTAAAGATGCAAAACTTAAAATGATTTGGCCCATTTTCGGAACAATTGATGAAGAACGAAAATGGAGAATAGAACAATTAAAATACGATTGTATGAAAGTTCTTTCACAAGATTTAACTCTTGTAGATGATTGGTATTGTTATAAAGTATTTTTGGGAATGACAGATGAAGAAATCGAAACTCTTACAACTAGAATGGACGATGAAGAAAAAGCAGCACAAAAAGAATTTAACGACCAGATTGCAACTGCTGATGATTTAACAAATGATCCTAGTGCTGATGCAACTTTTAATACAGACAATAAACAAAATAAAGAGATTCATGCAAAAACTCCTGCCGCAAAAAAGAAAATTAAAAAAGAAAAAATGGAATATTTTGAAAAAAAATTAGATACAAATACATTTAAATTGTTTTCAACAATTATTTCAGCATCTGAAGTAAATGAAGATTTACGGAATGACATAATTTCACTTTCAGAATTAATCAAACTTGGTGGAATTAAATAGTGTTCAAAGAATTGCTTTTACTAATAGAAAAATTCTCAAAGAACATGTTAAAGAAGAATAAAGGATCTTCTGTACAAGTAGTTGTTCCTGTTAAAGTTCAAAAGAATATAGTTAAACAATATTCTTTTGTTAAAAATAATTATGCAAATGGTTTAATTTTAAATATGCAAGGGTTTATTTCTAATTCGATAACCATGGATGATTATCTTGCAAGTCAAAAAAATTTAATTTCTTCAGCATTTAAAGATGCATTTTCTCTTGGAAAATCTTTTGGATTAGGAGTTTCTTCCCCATTAGATGATGCAGAACGAAGATTTATTATATATCAAACTACAAAAGAAATGAATTTCATGAAAAATTTTGCAAATGACATTCAAAATTTTTCTGGTAAAATGCCATATACGAAAAGAATGAAAATGTATTCTGATAGTTTAAATTCGATGTTTGGGTTTGGTAGACTAGTATATTTACCAGAAGATGTAAAAATATATTGGAAGCTTGGAGTAACAGATAAACATTGTTTAGATTGTTTAATGTTTACTGCAAGAAATCCATATACAAAAAAAACTTTACCTGCATTTCCAAAATCGGGAAATTCCAGATGTCTTTCAAATTGTTTATGTAGTCTTAATTATTATTATAATAATTTAACATCTTCTGATTATGAAAATTATATTTTAAATGTAGATAATCAAAAAGAAGGAAAAGATGTTCCAAGTGAAGAGCAATATAATTTTTATATGGAATACAAAGAAGAATTTTATTATAATCGTTTAATGTACGAAATGACAAAAGATAAAAAGTATAAAGAATTATATAAAGATATACGAAAAGATTTTAATAGATTTACAAAAAATAATAATTTGTATATTCCGGAAGGTTTTCCAGTTAGAGATATTTTATCAGAAATTAGATCATTTAAAAAAAATGTAAAATTTGAATTTATAGATATTGGAAATAGAGCAGTTGCCGGACAACTTGTTTCAGTATTTGTTGGCAATGCACAAAAATATGGGAAAGTTGTAGGATATCTTGGAGAAGATTTAATTGTAAATTTTTTGGATCAAACTCAAGTTTTAATAAATCCTTCTAAAAATGTAATTTTCAAGGAGAATTAAATGTTTAATGAAATTTTAGAAATTCTTCTTGGATCAAATGATGAAGGTTTTCTTTTGGAATATATAAAAGGTGGTAAACGATATGGAGCTAAATATTTAAATCGTTTTGGATTTCCAGGAAATTATTCATATATTTATCCAAGTGGAAATTTTGCAAAATATTCCAGAAAAGTTAAATTCTTTTTTTCAAGATTTATGAAAAAATCACAAAGATTTCTTAATCGAATAAGAACAAATTATGAAGCGAAAAAATTAGATGTTAAGCCTAAAAATTGGTCAAATGCTATTATAAATGTTGTAAAACGGGACGGTAGTATTCTTCAGTTCCATGTAGATACAAAATCTCATCATATTTATTCTTATAAATCAAAGGGAGGACGTGGTGGTGCTGCGGCAAGTTTATCAACAGCAAAACGCCGAGGAATTTTGAGGTACAGATAACTATGGATGAAATAAAAGATATTTTAAAGAGTTATAATTTAACAGAAATTCAAATTGATAAATTTTTGAACTATTTTGAATATGCTAAGAAGAACGAGATAAATCATCCATACTATTACGCTATTATAAAGACGTTGATTTGACATTAAATTTAATACACGTTATCATATTTATATAGTTTGGAGGAAAAAAATGACTAACAAATTGATCGAAATTTTATATGAAGCTACCAAGATTGATGAAAAGATTTTGGAAGGTGGCTTTAAAAAATATATTATTTCTGGAATATATACAGTTACAGATACCCCGAACTCTAACAATCGGATTTATCCTACTGATATTATGAATGAGGCAGTTAGAAAACTACAATTAAAAGTTAAAAAAGGCGCTGTTAAAATGGCGTTGGATCATCCTGACTGGTTTTCAAAACTTAAAGATACTGCCGCAATTATGATGGATATTACTGAAATTGGAATAGATAAAAGGGGATATTATACAGCACAAATTGTTGATACTGCTGTTGGAAAAGATTTAAAAGCAATTTTAGATGCTGGTGGAGTTGTTGGAGTTTCTACAAGAGGATATGGAGCAACATTAGACGATCAAGAATGGCCTGGACTTTCTGGAAGATATACAATTATTCAACCGGGATTTAAATTAGAGTCTGTAGATTTTGTGGATGGCCCTTCAGTTGAAGAAACCGAAGATTATATGGCTTTAGAACAAAAAGGAGAAAATAAAATGAAAACTATTGAAGAACTTATGAAAGCTTATCCTGAACTTTTTAAGAGGTTCAATGATAAAACTGAGGCAGAGAAGAAGGATTTGGTTAATAAACTTAATGAGGCAATTAAAGTTTCCAATTCTGCCACTTCAAATTTTAATAAGCTTGCAGAAATGATTAAGACTATTAAACCAGATCTTTTTGTTGTAATTACTGAATCTGAAACTATTAAGTCTAAAGACGCAGAAATTCTTACTCTTAAAAATAAGATTTCAGAACTTGAAGTTTCTATTAAAAATTCAACGAACAAGATTTCGACTTTTGAGAGCGAGAAAATAAAAAATGCGCGGGAAATGGAACTTCAGAAAATTAAAGCAGAAGATCCTGATTTCTTCAAACCCGGAATGGAATTTCTTGTTAAGAAGTTTGAAAATTGTAATACTGCTGAAGAAATTCGTGCTGTTTATACTTCTAATAAAGAACTTATTGAATCACTTAAAAAGTCAAATGAAGGAATGTCTGATCCAAAAACCAAAACTCTTGATAAAAAGAATGAAGGAAATGGTCTTACGAAGGAACAGGCGATTGATTTTGAACTTAAAAATAAAGAACGGCGTTCCTCTGGTCTTTCCACTATGACTGTTGAGTCTTATAAAAAGCTTTGTATGGTAAGTTAAACGAAATTAAGAAGGAGAAATTTTATGTTGCTTGAACAAGTATCGTTTCTTGAAAGAAAACCCGAAAATGTGAAGCGGTTTGGACACCTTATTGAAGGCGTCAAACACTGGACAAACGATGAGAAGCGGAATGAGATTGAACAGAACAAACTCATGGTTTTGATGGATAACGCCGCTCGGATGGGAGCTATCAAGGCTAGGTGTTCTGTTGATGAAATTCTTAATGAGTCGTATACTCTTAGCACTGATTCTATTTCTTTTGTAAAAAATCAACTTTATATGTTGCGGAAAATTTTTCCGAATATGATTTCTCGGGAAATTTGTTCGATTCAGCCTATTTCTCAACCTACTACCAAAGTATTTTTCCATGATATCGTGCGTGGTTCTGATGGTACTTCGTTATCGCAGGAAATTCACGATCAACGTGATTATGCGAATAATACAGAATATAATCCTACTTCACCTACTGATATTGCTGATATCAGTATGGTAATTACTGGTTCTGATGTTTCTGCTGTTGAAAAGAAACTGAAAGCTCGTTGGACTGTTGAATCTGAACAGGATATCATGGCCTATCATGGTATTGGCGTTGAGTCTGAGCTTACTGATGCTCTTTCTGCTGAAATCGTTCGGGAATGGGATAGAACAATTATTGATTCTATGCTTAATGGTGCTACAGGCGGAGCTTCTACTTTT